CGCAAAATATACCAATTAGCAAAGGCAATGATTGACGAGTATGACAAGTTGAAGACTGGAATACTAAGCAATTCAAGGGTAAACAATAAGCTGATAGTTAAAAGCCTCCCAATAAAATGACAGCCCTAGACCCAAAGCCATACCGCTACATTCTAATTGCAGCCGTCACGTTAGCCGCTATTCTTATCGCTCTCATCATATTCCTATCCGTTCAACTATGGATGAGCAACCAAAGAGAAAAGGCCATTAACAAAGCACAGATAAACCAACTACTTCAAACGCGACAAGATGCTGAATATAAGGTGCAACAGGCCGTTGATAGTGTCAGTATAATAAACATTGCGCTTCAAGCCAACGAGGCCAAACTAACCGAATCAATCAACCGTTACAACAAACTCAAACAACATGAACCGAATCTTATCTTATTGCGTGGCGACACTTCTGCTATCCTTGATCAGCTTGGGCGTATCCGCTCAGAAGTTGGTCAGGATTGACGGCCAACCGTACTACTGCAACTCCGAACCAGTTACAATTGCTTTGATAGGCGCGTGGAAGTCTCGCGACAAAGTGATTGAACTTGAAACGCAAGTAACGCATTGGCAGACCCGATCCGAACTACTGGAGTTGAACATCGAGCAACTGGAGTTAATTGTAGCCGCAAAGGACACGATTATCGAGGTCGCGGATGACGTGACCGAACTAACTGAAAAAGAGGTCAAGCGATTGAAGCGGCAGGCCGTTGCCAAGTGGTTCAAATCAACGCTTGGAATGGTCGCTACTGGTGTGGCGGGTCTTGGGGTCGGACTTGGTGCAGGACTGATAATAGCTAAGTGACCTTATTTAGAATCATTCTAAATTAGCGCAAAATCAATTATTAATTTGGTAGTGTGGAAAATAACCCCGATCATTGTCAGACAAACAAACAAAAACACTACCACGATGAACACTCAAACACAAATTGCAGAAGGAACTAAATTCACAATCACAGGCAGGCTAAACGGTCAAGCAGGCAGAGTTTTTATTACGGGCAAGACGGGAATTGTATCAGACATTAATACCGTTATGAAGGGGACGAAATTTGAAACGACCACCATCGGTTTCAAGATTGAAAAGGATTCGACAAATGTTCAGTTTGGTGGGGTGTGCGAATTAGATAAGTTCATGTCCAACGTATCGGTAGATTAACCACGAAATGCAAACCAACCACATCACAGTCACCACGTTAGACGGGTGTTATCAGTTTCACGCTGCGGTTCAATTCGAGCAGGGAAGCACGACATACACCCGCGATTCAGTCCACGAGGATATACCCGACAGAGTAGTGTCGATCTACACATACATTGAGGATGACGTTCAGGACTTCATGCTACGCCACTTCGATGAAGCCGACCTATGCAACGACACGACCTTCACGGTAAATGATTTTCCAAGCGAGTTAAAAACAGAGCCGTACACGATAGCAGAATGATCACATCAACAGAATTAGAGTTAAGGCTCTCCAACACGAAGATACCGACCTTTGTACGCAACGAGGGCATCAAGGCGGTAGTTAGGCTAAAGATGGAGTGCTACGACCATATCATCACAGACCGTAAGACATTGCATCTACTGGCCGAAGCAATAGGCGTTGAACCTATCAAATCAGGGCGTTACACCTTTATTCGCGTATTCGATGAACTTCAAAACGCGGTTGACATCCAATACGACAATGGTAGCTTTTTCATCTTCGGGCAAGGTGATGAGCAGTAGCCTATTTAGAACCATTCCAAATTACGGATAGCTGCAAACGGACGAAATAAATTATTAGTTTTACTGAAACAAGAGACAGATGAATTACAGTGAGTTTTTAGAATCGAAGCGACATTCGATAGGTAACAGCGGCTTTGAGCCTAACTACATTCCTGAAATGGCTTTCGACTTTCAGCGCGAAATTATCGAACGTGCTGTAAGAAAAGGTCGGATTGCAATTTTTGCCGATACTGGATTAGGTAAAACTTTGATTCAGCTATCAATAGCCAAGAACATAGTCAACCACACGAATCAAAGGGTGTTGATATTGACACCGTTGGCCGTTGCCTTTCAGTTCATATTGGAGGCTGAGAAGTTGGGGATTGACGATATTGAATACTCCAAAGACGGCAAGCACACCAAGAAGATAGTGATATGCAATTATGAAAGGTTGCACTACTTTGATAGTTCAGATTTCGTTGGGGTTATTCTTGATGAAAGTTCCATCCTGAAAAACTTTGACGGTAAAATAAAATCACACGTTACCGCATTTGTGCGAAAAATACCTTATCGCTTTCTTTCAACCGCAACACCTGCTCCGAATGATTATGTAGAATTTGGAACAAGTAGTGAGGCATTGGGGTACTTGCCTTACATGGATATGCTAACCAAGTTCTTTGCAAATAACGAGAACAACGTAAGACCTCAGGACATTGGAACAAAGTGGTATCTAAAACCACACGCTAAGAATGAGTTTTTCAGTTGGCTGAATCAATGGAGCATATCAATTAAGAAACCGTCCGACCTTGGCTTTTCAGATGAACGGTATAAGTTACCGAACCTGATTGAGAACAAGGTATTCGTTAAGAATGAAAAGAACTGGATTATTGACGGTCAGATAATGATGTTCAACGGGGTTGCCGCTACAATGTCAGAGGTTCGCGAAGAACAAAAAGGAACATTCAAGGAGCGATGCGAAAAGGCCGTTGAATTAACGGTCGATAAGACCTCAGTTTACTGGTGCAACTTCAATGATGAGGGCGATCTACTTGACGAATTAGATACCGATGCAGTTCAGCTAAAGGGAGGCATGACAATCGAAAAGAAAGAAGATATACTTTTCAATTTCGCTAACGGGAACATCAAACGCATAATCACTAAGCCAAAAATAACCTCATTCGGTTTGAACTGGCAGCATTGCAATCACACGGTTTATTTTCCTACATGGTCTTACGAACAGTATTACCAATCAATTAGAAGGTTTTGGAGATTCGGACAGACAAAAGATGTAACCGTTGATCTTGTTCTTTCAGATGGTCAGAAACGGGTAATTGACACCCTACTCTATAAAACGAACAAAGCAATAGAGTTCAATAAGCTGATCCAAACCAACATTAACGGAGTGGTTGACCTATCAAAAAAAGAGTTCACAAAAACAATCATAAAACCAAAATTCTAAACAGCATGGAATCAAAAGTAAAAGACCAAGTGATAACGGATAACTACGCCATCTACAACGGTGACTGCATGGATGTGATAACCACGCTTGAAGATGACAGCGTTGACCTAAGTGTTTACTCTCCTCCGTTTGCGGGTCTGTATAATTATTCAAGTTCGGAGCGTGACTTTAGCAATTGCGATTCTAAGGAGGACTTCATGGCTCAGTATGAGTTTTTGGTTGCTGAAATGGCAAGGGTCACGAAATCTGGAAGGATTAACGTAGTTCATTGTCAGGATATTCTAACCGACACAACGGCTCACATTCTTTACGACTTTCCACATGAGATCATTGCCCTTCATAAAAAGTACGGGTTCAATCTTCACAACCGTATCACAATTTGGAAAGAACCTTTAGAGGTCAGGATGCGAACAATGGTCAGGAGCTTGATGCACAAGAACATTGCGGAGGATAGTACAATGTGTTTCACCGCAATACCTGATTACCTGCTCGTTTTCAAAAAGATAGGCGAGAACAAGGTAAAAGTGACCAATCCAAAGGGATTCAAGATTTACCACGGTGAAACCCCTTTACTACCTGCGATGGAAAAGAAGTACGGTAGTTGGGATCACATCAAAATAAAGTATTCGGAAAACACGAACGAGGGTCAAGACCATTTGACCAACAAGCTAAGTCAGATAATTTGGCAGCGTTACGCGTCAAGCGTTTGGGATGACATTAGGAACGACAATATTTTACCGTTCAAGGATAGCCGCGAAGATGACGATGAAAAGCACGTTCACCCGCTACAGCTTGACGTTATCGACCGTATCGTTGAACTGTACAGCAACCCTAATGAGGTGGTGTTCACTCCGTTCATGGGCGTAGGTTCTGAGGTGTTCAGTCCAGTATCGTTAGGGCGTAAGGCTATCGGTATAGAATTGAAGGATAGCTACTTTAAACAGGCCGTTCTAAACATGAAGGATGCAAGTACCCGATTCAATCACATTACTAAACAGGCCGAGTTATTCTAACAATCAAAACCAACCCATGCAACACACATCAACCCAACTCGAAAGGCTTAAAGACCACTTCAACAACGGAGGCAAGGTGACGCGTCTAACCGCATTCATTGACCTCGGAATCTGCGAACTATCTTCACGGATAGGCGAACTTGAGAAGTCGGGCTTTCCGATCCACAGGCAAATGATCCACATCGTAAACCGTTACGGTGAGACAGTCAGGGTTATGGAGTATCGGAAGGGGGAAGAGCTTGAGCATGAATGTAAACATTGTGGCGCAATGACTACTCAACCCGACAGCGAGTGTTACAAAGCACCTGTCTATTAATCTTTTCTGAACCGAACGAAAATAATCGTATATTGCACCGTCCAATGACAAGGACAAGCTTTTAAAATGATAGCACTCAATGAGATTTTCATTCGCAGTAGGAAGTAAGCCAAGGCGCGGTTTCGCTATCGACCCCTTTGTTTCCATGCTTGTCACATGGCCTACCGCGATATTGACATAAGATGGCAAGACCCCCACGACATAACGTAGATTACTTTCCGCACTACATAAGTGACGGCAGGAAGATGTTCATCATTGAATCCAAGTTTGGGAATGATGGATATGCAACATGGTTCAAAATATTGGAGGTGTTGGCAAAGACAGACAACCATTGGATTGATATGTCGGACACGTCCAACGTAATGTACATGGCTGCGAAGTGTCGGGTGTCAGAAGATCGCTTCGTTGATATTGTCACGGCCATAGCCTCAGTAGGTGAATTTGATGCTGACCTATGGAATCACGAACGTGTTATTTGGTCGGACAAGTTTTTAGAAAGCGTTGCAGATGCGTATGTAAAGAGGTCGAACAATGCTCCGAGTAAATCGGGTTTACTACTCCTTTTACGTGGTTTAGGTAGGTGTAAACCGCCAAAGTTCAACCTTGAAGGTGACGTAAAACCACAAAGTAAAGTAGATAATAGTAAAGAAAAGGAAATTAAAGTAGAACACCCGCTCGTCAGGTTCATCAATGAAGATGCTCCAACTGTTTCATCAATGAAGCAACCATTGACCAATGAACAGGCTGAGAAACTTTTGATAGACCTTCAAATAAACACCAAGGAACGAAGGGATGAGTTGAAGCGGCTGATCATGGCAATGGAAAACTACGTTCCATTAAAATCCAAGTCAAAGAGCGCGAACCTAACCATTCGCAAGTGGTGGTCAAATGAACAGCGACAGGGCAAACCGAATGATCCCGCCAACGAAACCCAACAAGAACGCGAAGCCCGCGAATTTATGGAGCAACTGAAAAAAGACACAACTAACCTAATACTTTACGGAGATGTACAACCTAATAACCACGATCAACAGCCTGCCAATGATAGTCGGGTGCAAAGACTTTCCAGCGGATCAACAGGGCATGAAGCTGATTAAACTGATTCAGGACTTCATAAACGAAAACTACAAGCTAAACGCGGCACAGGTGACGGAGGCTTTCACAATGGCAGCTGCTCGGCAATTATATTTAGACGGCAAGCGCGTTGACCCTTCGACCTTCGGCCAGTTCCTGAGTATGAACGCTGTCGGGCAAGTGTTGACTGCTTACAAGGAATCTAAACAGACCGATAAAACTAGACCCACTGGATATAATACCAATCAGTTGAACGAATACGAAAAGGAATTGATAACCGATGCTGAAAGTTGGGAGTTGGTCAAGAAGTTCACATTGACAGATGGAGTACCACCGTTTGCCGCACCTTATCGTGGTGCGTACAATCACTTAGTTGAGATAGGCGCGATCAAGGGCGTGAAGGTTACCATCACATCTGCTTTTAGAAACATGATCAGCCCGCAGCGTGAAGCGGTTGAGAAATACCTTCGGGCTAATGTGATCAATAAACGATGACACCTGTACCCACAGCCCTACGCCTACTCGAAACATACCGCAATGGTATAGTTGCGCAGATTCAGATCATTGCCAAGTTCGACCAGTACGATTCAATGAGCCGCGCACCATCTAAGTTTGAATCATTCCAAACGCGGAAAAGCGACTACGAGACTGCGAAGGAAAGGTTGAGGGAGGTCGAAGCGGAGATTGAGGTACTGAAAAACTATTGAGATGAAAACGACCATATCGGTTGCGCCACTATCCGTAAATGAGTGTTGGCAAGGAAAGCGATTCAAAACGCCAAAGTACAAGGCGTATGAAATTCAGGTGTTGGAACTACTGCCGCCTATGGACATTCCATCTCCACCGTACGGCATTTATTTCGAGTTCGGTTTCAGTAATTCGCTCTCGGATATCGACAACCCCGTCAAGCCCGTACAGGATATACTCCAAAAGAAATACGGATTCAACGACCGTGACATCATGGAAATGCACGTAGTGAAACGCATGGTTAAAAAGGGTAGCGAGTACTTCGCGTTTGAAATTAAGCGGATAATTGACATTGAGAACCATTAACACCACACATGAAGCACATCGGGTTATTTGAGGGTATCGGAGGCTTTTCTTTAGCGGCACGTTGGGCTGGGTGGGAAACCGTAGCTTGGTGCGAGTGGAACGAATTTGGACAGAAAGTATTAAGGCATCACTTCCCAAAAGCAAAAGGACATGGAGACATTACAAAAACAGACTTCACTATTTACCGAGGACAATGCGATATTATCACAGGAGGATTCCCGTGTCAACCATACAGCCAAGCAGGAAAGCGGCTCGGAAAAGAGGATGAACGCCATCTATGGCCTGAAATGCTTAGAGCAATTAGAGAAGTTCAGCCGCGTTGGGTTGTGGGCGAAAACGTTCTCGGCCTTGTTAATTGGTCGGGAGGATTGGTATTCCACGAAGTGCAAACTGACTTGGAAGCTGCGGGGTACGAAGTATTCCCGTATGTACTTCCAGCTTGTGCCGTCAACGCTCCGCACAGAAGGGATAGGGTTTGGTTTATTGCCCACTCCAAAAACAAAAGAGGGGAAACAAGGGAAAGGGAGATCCTTAACCGAAGTGAATGGGAAAATGAAAAACATAAGCCACTCAACGGGGACACAGTACGGAATAGAATTGAGCCAAATGGCATTTCATGGGATGCTACCAACCCCGACAGCAATGGACAGTTCGGGTGCGACAGCGAACATGAAAAGCACACAAGTAAAGGAGGGCTCGATGCACTCAATGACATTAACGAGGTTACTATGCGCACCAACGGATTTGACAACTTCAAAAACTTCCCAACTCAACCCCCGATTTGTGGCGGAGATGATGGGCTTCCCTCCGAACTGGACGGAATTACCTTTCCGAAATGGAGAAGCGAATCAATCAAAGCCTACGGAAACGCCATAGTTCCGCAACTTGCCTTTCAGATTTTCCAAGCTATTAACGAATTTATACAGACCGACACTATTTAGAATCATTCTAAATTACACCCAAACGAATTATTAATTTGTCCATGTCGGAATGATGCCGTAGATTTGACAAAACAAAAACAGAGAACAGATGCCAAATTACAGAAACGTGTATAAGTCCGACCACCTAGGGGTTGTTGACTTGGAGGAATTGGTCGAACAAGGTAAGCCGCTTGTGTTCACCGTGACGAAAGTCAAACAAGAAGAAGGCGCGATGGTCGCAGGGAACAAGGGCAACTTCAACATCGCCTACTTCAAAGAGGGCATTAAGCCGTTGGTTCTCAACGCTACCAACGCCAATACCATAAGAAGGCTTGGCGGTTTCGGAACAGACGTTGACACTTGGCTGAATTTGGCCGTTGAACTGTACATTGATTCATCCGTCAAAATGAAAGGTCAGGTGGTCGGAGGTGTTCGGATAAGGACAACAAGCCCAACTCCACGGGTTGAGGTGTCAGATACTTTAGCCATCGCTGCATTATGCGCGGCAACTGACCTCGGACAGCTTAACGCAATATGGAAGGGGCTGGGTGCAGATGAGAAGAAACTAGCTACCGTGATCAAAGTGGCACAGGATATTAAAGTTAAACTAGCTGAGAAATGAAACCACACTTCAACATAGAACAAGGTTCGGACGAATGGCATTTGATCCGACAGGCAAAGGTAGGCGGCTCAACGTCAGGCCAACTTCACGTAAAGTCAGACACGCTACTGGAGCAGCTGCTTTCAGAAATGGCCGAACCGTTCCAAGTACCTGACGAGGGGTTCATCACAGCACCAATGCAACGGGGCAAAGACCTAGAGCCGTTGGCTGTTGCCGAGGTTGCTAAATACACGGGGCTGTCTTTCATGTCGGTCGGGTGGCTTCAATCAGATGAGTGCGAATTGATAGGCGCAAGTCCAGACGCGATAACCGAAGATCTGACAGAGATCATTGAAACAAAATGCCCGAACGCCAAGACGCATATCAGCTACCTTCGTGCCGACATTCTGCCAATAGATTACGTTGATCAAGTGACGCATTACTTCGCTATTCATCCTGAATTGCAGAAGGTTCACTTCGCATCGTATCGCCCCGAATGCATCAAGCCGTTGTTCGTTAAGACCATAACAAGGGACTCGGTTGTGAATGTCGGGACGAAGGCGAGGCCAGTAATGCTATCAGTTGGCGATTACGCTAAAGAGAAGGTAACACTTGCCCAATCATTGACGGTCAGATTAAAAGAAGAAATCAATAAACTAAACGAAATATGAAGCAGTTAAAAGGTACGATTCACAGCATTACCCCGATTGAAACGGTCGGGTCTAACGGAACTCAAAAGCGGTCAGTAGTCTTAAACACGGGTGACCAATACAATCCGCACGTTGCTATCACATTCATGGGCAAGTCAATTGACAAGGCGGCTAACCTCCGAGTGGGGCAGGACGTTACGATTGACGTGAACATCGGCAGCCGAGAATACAACGGCAAATGGTTCACCGAAGTAAGCGGATGGAAGGTGGCAATTGATAACGATGAGTTGCCATGACAAAGAACAACGACCAATTCCGCGAACTAATGTATAGGCACAACGACAACATTGACCTAGCCGTTGCTGAGTTACATCAAGAGTTGATGGTGACCATGTTTGAAGGTCGAATGAAGGAGGGCAAATTCAAACCGCCTGTCAAGGATGTGTTTCTTGAAGTGTGCCGAGAGTTCACCGTTACACCTGAGATAGCCTTGGCAAAGACGCGGATATCTTACGCAACTACACCGCGCCACGTTATTCGATGGTACTTGACCAGACGGCTTGAATTGACTGGACACCTAACGGCAAAGGTCACTAACAGCGTCAACCACGCTACGGTAATTCACTCGACCAAACAAGTTGATAATTGGATGCGGACGGATTTAGCGTTCAAGGCGAAGGTTGATAGGATAATCAATAGGTTAGAAAGAAATGCAGCATAAGACCACACCTTCATTCACGTATCAAGGCCGAACTTTCCGATGCGTTGGAACATTCAGAACAGCCAACGGATGGGAGCATGATGTACAGGATATTGAAACAAGAGAGGTAAAACGAAAGCCCGATTCATGGGTGGTAAAAGCGATAAAATGAAAGCCGAAACACTCCTACTATTGGCATTGACCGCGTTGGTTATCTTCATCGGCCACCTTTACGTTCGGTTCACATCTGAGCCGCCTAAGTTGATCCAACCATGCGGAGACTTCCACAACTGCCGTATAATAGACATAGACACGGATGGGGACTCGGCCACATACAGCGCGATTCTGACAGACACTTGCCGGCACTCTCACCTAGTTCACTTCAAGGCCGAAGCGGATAGGTTCAATGCAGGTGACACGGCTCAGGGGAATTTCTTTTGGGCAATCAAAATAAAACATTATATTTGCAAACATGGGAACAAGATTAGGCGTTGAGCCGCAAAGATTCAGATACACCGCGATACTAACTGACGGCACGAAGATCAGTAAGGTATGCTCACTTCAAAGGTTTGTTGACGGGTTGCCGCCTGAACTTGGCATCAAGTACGCGACATTGGCGAAGAACAAATGCTCGTTCACACATAAGGGCGTTAAGTTTGAGCGTAGAAGAATAGTTGAATCAGTAACCAAGAAAGAGATAGTAGGATGACACCACTCCTGATAGTAATCATCTCGCTACTCGGATTCATCGGGTTTATGAAACTTCGGATTGATTCGCTAAAGGCCGATCACGATGCGCTACTTGAACAGGCATCTAAAGATCAAGCGAGCAACCGAACGGAGTTAGCCATCTGCAAAACAGCCAAAGCACTACTAAAGGAAGCAAACGAACGCATGAAGGCCGACCGAGCTAATCTGTATTTCAGGAATGATAAGGGGCAGATCGAGGCGATGAGTAAGAAGAAATAGACTGACGTGGTTGAAGCAATGTATAACAGCCTTAGAAATGACAGGGATCTGATGACAGCGGCACAACGAATAGCGGGTAACAAATGGGAGGACGTGGTGCAAGAAATTGGAATAGTGCTATGTACTAAGACAGAACCCGAACTTGAAAAGATACAACCTTACTTTCGCTTTTGGTGCATAAGAACGATGACGAACATGATGAGCCGAACGGGTGCAATCGGAAGTAAGGAGGCGATGATCGACAGGAATGTTGACGTTGCATTGTTGTTCGATGGGTTGCAAGATCATGAAGCCAACACCGACACCGAAACCGCAACTCAGGCTAACGCGATACTGGAATCCCTTCCGTGGTACGAACGAGAACTATTTAAGGAATACGCAGAACAAGGAACGCTCAGGCGCGTGTCTGCTGCAACTAAGATACCATTGATGTCTGTTCATCGAACGGTTAAAAGCGTGAAGAAAACAATCAGAAAGAAACTAAGATGACAATACTTGCAGGGGCATTGATGGCGGTAGTGGCAATGGCGGTGACGCAGTTCACCAAGCGGATACCGTTCAGACCGTTCAACTGTGAATTGTGCATGACCTTTTGGTTGTCCACTATCTTCGCGGTGTTCCACTACCTACCGACCCATTGCGTTATATTCGTTGGTATGGCAATATTCACCCGTCAAGCACTTTGGAGATTATGGCCTACGATGTTCTAACTGAAGAAGAAATGAAGTGGCTCGATGAACATAGGTCAACGATAATGCAATTTGCAAGCGGAGAGTTCGCAGGTCACGTCAGCATTGAAGATAGGTCAATGTATCACAATTTAGCACAACGGATAGTAAAGTTTAATTTCATGGTATGCTGGACTTGTGGATCAAGCATTCAGCACATAGGTAATTACATTAAAAACGGATTAGGATGGTAATTTTTACACTGCTTTACAACGACTACAAGATCATTGACGCAAGTCTAAAGCAACTTAGAAAGACAAATGTTTTAAACTTGCCGATCATAGCGGTAGATAACAACTACCCTAACTTATCGCAGGCGCAAGTAACTCGGCTAAAGAATAAATACGGGATTACTATCATAGGCGAAAGGGTGAACAGAGGGTTGTCAGGCGGATACAACGAACTGATCAACTCACATCCTGATATTAAACACGCCATCCTGTTCGACTGTGATAGCCACCCAATAACAAAGGGATGGGACAAGGCATTGATTGACGTTATTCAATCGCCAAAAGTGGCCTACCTGTCATTGATGTTTGACGTGGCAAAACGAGAAATGCAAGAGAGGGGGTTCAAACCGTGGAGACATGAAAGCGGTCATGTTGTATGGAAGCCATCACAGGCTTGCGTTCAATCAATTTCGTGTGCCGACTTAGACTACCTTCGAGAAATAGGAGGGCTAAAAGAGCCAAAGAAATACTACGGAGGACTAGAGGGGGCAATGTTCAGATATTGGAATGATGACCATCAAATAGGTTACATTGACGGGGTTTACGAAGTGCAGCATCCCGACCACTTCAAAATAGACCCCAACTATAAGGCTTACAAGTGGGCATACGCACACGAAGGCTATAACGGTAGCTTTGAGGATTATCTAAAAGCAAAGAAATGAAAGCAACTAAAAGAAGTTTAGCAAAGTTTCAAAAGGCGGTTGAGACAATGTTCGGAGGTACGTTTCACCACCATGTTCACATATTGGCCGACCTGTTTGAAGGAGGTGATTATTTGGAGATCGGAAGCTATCAAGGCGGTTCGGCATTAGCGGCATCACAAAAGCCGTGCAGAATGACGTTAGTGGATGCGGGCATTTACAACAAGGGGTGCATAGAACAGAACCTACAAGGAAAGGATTTCAGGCTACTAATCGGTGACTCTAAACAAGTGGACTTCTATGATAGGATGTATGACCTCATCTTTATTGACGGAGATCATTCAATGGCGGGAGTGGTTGCAGATTGGAACAACACAAAGGGGCTGATAAAAGATGGTGGGTGCATTGCCTTTGATGACTACGGTGACACACAGTATTGCCCCGAGGTGAAGATGGCCGTTGACCAAATAGACTTTACTGGCTTTGAAGTAATTGGACAACTACCCAACATTGGGGCGTACCCGATAACCGACCTGAACAACATCTTCATAGTTAGAAAAAAAAAGGCATGATGGAACTGGCAATAATAGGCGCGGGAGGATTCGGACGTGAAACACGTCAATGGGCGTTGACATCACAGCTAACGGGGTTATTCCCGTTCACGTTCTATGTATCCGACCACATGGCTAAGACACCGAACCGACCACTTTCACAACTGGACTTTGAGCGTTCACTTGCCGTCATTGCAGTAGGTGACCCGAAAGGCAGAAAGTCAATATTCGACACGATCAGACCACAACAGCGATTCACCAACGTAATTCATAAGACGGCCATAATCGAGAGCAAACACGGCAACGGTTGTATCTTCTGCCCGTATTCCGTGGTGACCGTTGACTGCAAAATCGGCAACCACTTACACATGAACCTCCACAGCGACATAGGCCACGACTGCATTATTGGTGACTACGTAACTCTTGCACCGGGTGCGCGCGTTTCAGGCAACTGCAATATAGGCGATGGCGTTTACATCGGTAGCAATGCGGTTATCCGCGAAGGAGTGACAATAGCCCCGTGGTCAATCATTGGGGCAAATTCCGTAGTTTTACATGACATAACAGAATTAGGCACGTATGTTGGCGTACCTGCAAAGAGAATTAAATGAAAGCAACATTCACAATTCAGGATGGTGAGTTTGAGGTTGACATCACAACCAAAAAAACAAGCTACAAAGCGAAAGGCACTATCATACTGGATGAGGACGCTCAGGATGTTCGGGCAGCTATCGAAAGCCTGACGCGGATCATCATTGCCAAGTCAGACAACTACACGCAATCCAAAAGCACGTTGAACAAATGAGAACGACCCTACTGATATTCGCACTTGCATTGATAGGATGCGACAAGACCGAAACGCCTTGTTGCAAGACGGTTATCAATATGACCTACCACGTATCAATGCAAGAACCTTATCTTGGCGGCAAGTTTTGGCGGGCTACTTACATGGACTGCAAAAACAACGTCACGAATGAAAGCGTAAGCGAATACCCCTCCGATAATCCACCGTTGGCAATCGGTCAAGAAATATGTGAGTAATGCACCCGACACGGATATTCAAACACCCTGACGAATTACTTGACGCATGGTGCGGGTATTTGAAATGGCTTGAAACGGAAGCTAAGAAATGGCCGAAGGTTCAATATGTAGGCAAGGACGGGGAACAGGTAATTGATTACCCGAAAATGCCATACACGTTTGAAGGGTTCAAACGATACTGCTATCTTGAACATGGATGTGTTGAGCATTACTTTCTGAACAAGGATGGTTTATACACCGACTTCGTTAGTATCTGTTCGCATATAAAGGAATGGATAAGGGAGGATCAAATCACAGGCGGGCTACTTGGTAACTACAATCCAAGCATTACCCAACGTCTAAACGGCCTTACTGAAAAGACACAGACCGAAGTGACCATTGAACAAAGCCCTTTCCAATCATTGATGCTTGATGTTCCAACAAACGACAGCCCAAAGTAAGATAGCCGCACTCCGAAAGCGGGTGAGGGTAGTACAAGGCGGCACGTCATCGAGCAAGACGTTCACCATCATTCCTATGCTGATAACCTACGCCATCCAAAGCAAGGGCGCGGAAATTAGCGTAGTAGCCGAATCAATTCCACACCTTCGCAGGGGCGCGATACGTGACTTCTTGAAGATAATGATTGACATAGGCAACTACAAAGAGGCCAATTGGAACAGGTCAACACTAACCTACGTATTCAACAACGGCAGCTTCATTGAGTTTTTTTCAGCGGATCAAGGCGATAAGCTACGAGGCGCAAGGCGTGACGTTCTATTCGTCAATGAGGCCAACAATATCAGTTGGGATGCGTACCACCAACTGAGCATAAGAACGAGGCGGTTCATCTACATTGACTACAACCCGACCGCTGCATTTTGGGCGCACAATGAACTGATAGGCAAGCCCGACACGGACTTCGTTATCCTGACATACAAGGACAACGAGGCTTTAGAACCTGCGATAGTCAAAGAGATTGAGGCAGCAAGGGAGAAGGGCGCAACGTCAAGCTATTGGGCTAACTGGTGGCGTGTCTATGGATTAGGAGAGGTCGGTTCATTGCAGGGCGTGGTGTTCAAAGAATGGCAGCAATGCGAATCAATGCCCACTACTTACAAATGGAAGGCTTACGGCTTGGATTGGGGGTTCACTAACGACCCGACCGCGTTCGTTGAGGTCTGCGAGTTTGATGGCAAGCTATGGTTGAATGAGGTACTTTACGAAACCAACCTGACAAACAGCGACATTGCGGCCAAGCTATCGAATTACAAGCAATGGGAGGTCATAGCCGACAGCGCAGAACCTAAGAGTGTGGAGGATTTGAGGCGGCACGGCTTTAGAATACGGGGGTGCAAGAAGGGCGCGGACAGTATCCGTATCGGACTGGATAAGATGCAACAGATGCCACTAATGGTCACGTCAAGCAGTCTCAACTTCATCAAAGAACTACGCGGCTACATTTGGCAAGTGGACAAGAACGGAGAAACAACCAACGACCCGCAAGGCATCGACCACTTGATTGACGCGGCACGGTATTGCATCATGGAGAAACTAAACGCCCGAAGCGGCACATACGCAGTAAGATGAAGATAGGCTACATTGTACAATCAGATGACGTTGGCGGGGTTGAGTACCACCGATTATACAAACC